GGTGGTGGGCTCCAGTTTTGCCCGGCGCTGTGGCCGGGCGGGGTTGGTCAATATCCTTCGGCGAAGTCTTCAAGGCTGGTTACCAGTCCGTCAAAATCCTCGTCTGATCCCAATAGGTCGGCTAGGGTGTGGACAATCTCGCGGGGGTATTCCTCGCACAATGTTTCGAGATAGTCGGCGCGGTCGGTGTATCCCTGCTGGGTGTATGCGTTTTTCATGCTGTGGCTTTCGTGGTGGTGGTGATAAGTCCGGGGGCTGTCATAACGTGCCATTGCTGGCCGTTGGTGGTGGCTGCGCTTAAAACCTTAACGGTTTCGCCCGTTTTCTTGCGGGTGGCTGTCACTGTGATGATTTCGGGGTGGCGGTTTACTGTGGCGCTTGGCATTGCTGCCAGTGCCGACAAAATGCCTTCGAGCTGGGCGGTGGTCAGTGCTGCGGGGAGTGATTGCATGGTGTGTGCTCCTGTGTGGCAGGTCGGGGGTCGTCCTGTCTGGTGATATTACGCCACGGTTTTTGAGGCTTGCGAAGGGGTCAAGCGGTTTATTTGCTGGTTTTTGGTCGAGTATTTTTTAATCGGTTCGTGTGTTCAATAGTCGCGGGCTATCAGCGAAGCGGTGCGGTTCTGGGGCTGCCGTATAGGGAAGGCGTGCAGGCGTTGGGCTGCTGGCGGTGTCTGCTGCCGCCCGGCCTTGGCTCGTTTCGGTGGCGGTGCTGGCCTTGCTCGGTGGCCGTGTGAGTTGGTCGCGGGTGGCTTAAAGGCGAAGCCGTTGCAGCTCTTGCGATGTTCCCTTAAACTCGCACCCATGAAGACAACCAACAACCCAAGCAAGTTAACCCGCGCTCAGATAACCGAAGGGCTCAATACTGTGCCCGTTTCGCACATCTTGGGCAAGGGCGTGACAAGGGAGCTCACGGGTAAACAAAAGAAGTTCTGTCTTGAAGTGGCAAAGGGCGAGACAAAAGCCAACGCATACCGTAAAGCCTACAACGTGAAGTCGAAGAACACCTTGCAGCGCGAGCCGTATCAGTTGACCAGAGACCAACGCATCACCAACGAGATAGAAGCGCTAGAGGCTGCGATGAAGGCCCAAACATATCAAACCCCTTCGGCCTTGCGTGCTCTGGTCATTCAATCCCTAGTCGGCGTCATCACAAACCCCGACAGTCAACCCGGGCAGATCACAGCGGCGGCCAAGGTTTTGGGCACTGTCACAGAAGTGGCAGCATTCACCCAGCGTAGTGAAGTGAAGACCATTACCAGCTCTGAAGATGCGCGCGCTGCAATCATGGCGCAGCTTAAGCAATTAACCAATGCTCAGGCCGTGGATGTTGAGGCCCTAGATGTGGATGCCGTCTCGCTGCTGGCTGAGCTCGATGCCGGGAATGTGGAGGGCAGCGACACCCACCCGCCCGCCACCCCCCAAGAATTCGATGTGACGCACCCTGCCGCAATACATACTATTCCACACGAACAATCTCCTTTTGAAGCTATTCCCCGCGAACAAAATTCCGCAGCCACTCCGACAGAGCCCCTCAAAAAAGAGACCCCCCCGTCATCGTTGGAAACATGACCCCCCGGGGGGTATATTGCTTAAAAAATAGGCAGTCCCCCTGAAAAACCGAATGAGACTAATAGTTCTAGTGAAAAATTACAGATGACTACGAAAACAACGCGGCAACCAAAACGTGGAGGTTGCGGTCAAAAAGTTATCCACAGGGACATGAAGATTCGGAGATCGGACCCTACGTATGAAGAGAGCATGGAGAGTGGTATGAGCCCGGCGCAGAAGGAAGTTTTTATGGTGATAGATGAGTGGTGGAAGAAGTATGGCTTCTCTCCTACTCTGAGGGATATTGCCTATGTGAGGGGCAAGATGGGTATTGGCTCGACGAAGAACATTGTGGACCGGCTTGTGAAGTTGGGTGTAATTAAGAAGCTGGATGGGGTTGGAAGGACGATTCGTCCGGCGTATATTAATTTCAAGCACTTGAAGGAACTTGAGTGAGCGAAAAACAGCAGGATTTGGAGGCGTTGATAGCGCAGTTGCCGATTCATGAGCAGGAGAAGCTAATGGAGCAGGTGAATGACTACAAGGCTGCGCTGGAGAGGGAGAAGTGTCAGGCGTCTTTTATGGCGTTTGTGAAGAAGATGTGGCCGGGGTTTATTCATGGCCGGCATCATGCGGTCGTGGCTAAAGCGTTTGAGGAGATTGCCTCTGGGAAGTTGAAGAGACTAGCAATTTCCATGCCGCCACGGCACACGAAGTCTGAGTTTGGCTCTTATATGTTGCCGGCTTGGTTTCTTGGGAAATTCCCTGACAAGAAGGTGATGCAGGCGTCGAACACTGGCGAATTGGCTGTTGGATTTGGCCGGAAGGTTCGTAACTTGGTGATGAGCGAGCAGTACCACGAAGTTTTCCCGAGCACAAACATTCGGCAGGACTCTAAATCTGCTGGCCGTTGGGCTGTGAATGAGGTGGGTGAGTATTTTGCTATCGGCGTTGGAGGGACGATGACCGGACGAGGAGCTGATCTGGTCATCATTGACGATCCTCATACGGAAGGGGAGGCGACTTTAGCGGCGCATGACCCTTCTATATATGACAAGGCGTACGAGTGGTACACCTCTGGCCCTCGTCAGCGACTTCAGCCTAACGGGGCGATCATTATCATCGCGACGCGCTGGAGTGAGAACGATCTCATTGGCCGTGTTTTGAAAGAAGCTGGCGAAAGAGGCAAGGATGACGAGTGGCGCGTCATTGAGTTCCCGGCCATCCTGCCTTCTGGCAATCCTTTATGGCCTGAGTTCTGGTCCCTTGAGTTACTTGAGGCGCTGAAGGAAGAACTAGCTCCGGCCAAATGGAATGCGCAGTACCAGCAGCAGCCAACTGGCGAAGAGGGGGCTATTGTTAAGCGCGAGTGGTGGAAAATGTGGGAAAAAGATGAGCCGCCACGGTGTGAGTTCATCATTCAAGCATGGGACACGGCGTTTACAAAAAATGAGCGGTCTGACTTCTCGGCTTGTACGACTTGGGGGGTCTTTTTTATGAACGAGGACCCGAATAACCCGAACATCATCTTGCTGGATGCCTTCCAAAAACGGATGGAGTTCCCGGAGTTGAAGGAAAAAGCGCAGGCGCACTATCTTGAGTGGGAGCCTGATGACTGTATTGTGGAGGCCAAGGCCGCAGGTGCCTCGCTGATCCAAGAGTTGAACCAAATGGCCGGTATTTTTGTGATTGGCTACACCCCAAGCCGTGGTACGCGCCAGCAGTCCAACGATAAAATTGCCCGAATGAACACGGTTTCTGCAATTTTTCAAGCCGGTAAGGTGTGGGCACCGGATACTCGCTGGGCAAGAGAGCTAATTGATCAGATGGCCTCTTTTCCTAACGCGGCGCATGATGACTTGGCTGACACGGCTGTAATGGCCATCACAAGATTTCGACAAGGCGGGTTCTTGAGACTAGAATCCGATGAGCAGGACGAACCTTTGTCCTTCCGGCGTAGAGCCGCGTTTTATTAGGATCAAATATGGCAACGAGCAGCATGGTTTCGTCTATCGCCCAAGCCCCTATGGGCATTGATTTCTCGGACATCGTTCAAGACGACACCCCCGCAATTGAGATCATCATCGAAAACCCAGATGACGTGATGATTGGGATTGATGGCATGGCCATCGACCTGATGCCAGAAGAGGACGGACCTGCATTTGATGGGAACTTGGCCGAATACATGGATGAAGGCGAGCTTGAGAAGCTTGGCTCTGACTTGGTTGGCGAGGTTGAGTCTGATATTGCTTCAAGAAAAGACTGGGTGGATATGTATGTCAAGGGCCTTGAAGTTCTTGGCATGAAGTATGAAGAGCGCACCGAGCCTTGGACTGGTGCCTGCGGGGTCTTCTCCACCCTCCTGACTGAAGCCGCAGTTCGCTTTCAGTCCGAGACAATTATCGAAACCTTCCCCGCCCAAGGCCCCGTCAAAACGCAGATCATTGGCGCAATCGACAAATTGAAGGAAGAGGCTGCGGAGCGTGTGCGTACCGATATGAACTTCCAGTTGGTTGACGGAATGCCTGAG